TCCTTCAACTCCATCAAGTCTTGACGTTCTCGAATGATCTCCATTGCGGCCCCGTAACTAATATACTGCCACCACTGATTTATAATCGGGTTATCTGATGTTTCTAAAAACTGCACCGGTGTTAGGTAAGTTTCGACTTCAACCTTATAAATATTATCTGGAACTGGGCGTATATCAAAATAATTGTTCCAGAAAAGTAATGTATACGGTCTTCCAACTGTATATTGCGAAACCCATGTGGTAATTTGGCTTCCTGTTAAAGGCGTAATATTTACTAAAGACAAGTCAAATGAAATAGCCCCTGTAACATAGTTTACAGTTCCAATTATGCTAGAAATATTATCTCCCGGATAAGTTCTATAATTTGTTGCAGGAGTTCCTGAAAGAACTAAATTTGAGAGATTTTTATTAACCATTCCCGGATAAACAGTAGGCTCTGTTGGATTAGGAACTATAGGATTTGGATTTCTATAAAGCAAATTACCATTTCCGTCATCACTTATAGAAATGGCATTATTGCTATTATCAGTCCCTCCAATTGTGACTTCAAGTGGCAAAAAAGGAGTGGTTGAAATTGTATAAGAGTACTGTTGAGGGGTAATTGTACTTACAGGCTGTTGATTTATGGTTGGCCATCTTGGCCACATATTGTAAAATTGGTCTCTATCCTTAAAGTAAAACCCTTTTATTCCTTCAAAATAAACAGGAGCTCTAATCCCTTGATTAAAGTTTATATTTAAGGGATACCTATTGACATTTGGCTGCGTATAAAATGTATAGGTATCCCTCATTTGATCTAATTTAATGGCATAAGGGAAATCTTGCTGATAGAAAGTATTTATGGCCTGATCAATAATATCAGTGCTTAATGACTGTTCGGATGGGGAAGCCGTAAGCCTCCTTATTTTTAATCGAATAGCACTTAAGGTTGAATCTGGAGCGGCTACAGTCATTATTTACTCTCTTTAATTAAATTACCAGTTGATTGGGACCAATTCATGCAATTTAAGAGGCGATGCATCTTTAGTTCTTAATTGTCCTCCACCATCTTTTAAAGTGGCTCCCACTAATTGATCAGCTCTTTGCTCTAAACCTCTTGCTTCATTAACTTCTTTTACAAATCCGTATGGTAAGTCATATACATATCCGGGAATCAAATGAAAAATCTTTATAGGATCTCCGGCCCATCTCATATAAGGCTTAGTTAATCTTTCATGCATCCCTCGATGGTTGATGTATCTTGCCTTTACTATTCTAGATTCATCCTTTTTTATTTTTTCAGCTTTTGCTTTAATATCAGGATCCATATCGGGAAATCCTTTATCTTTGCAAGAATTTGGCAGTGTGTTGATGAGGCCGTGTTGCTCCCCTGATTCTGTTACCATTAATAAATTTGTCATATCAATTTCCTATGTTGTTAAGATTTTGAAAAGCCACCTGGTTGCTATTATTGTCGTAAGTTAAATTTCTAGAACCTGCTGGGCTTAAACTTGCAGGCCTTGACACTTTAGGTAAAGTTGTTGGCACTGAAAATATATCAAAATAAGTGGAGTCAATATCTAAGTAAAAAATGAAACTTACGTTATCTACTAAGATTATCTGTCCCACCAATCCATTAGCCTGTTGCATTCCAAAAGCCTGTGGGATAAATAATCTGATTAACTGCCCTTCCCTATAAGTGTTAGTATCAGCATTTGTAAAAGTCACCTGCATTGGAAAAGATTGCGAAATTGCGGTTATTAAAAGTGTTCCCGGTATAACCGTTACAGGTGGTAAATATGTATTTGCATTAGGCATCTATTTTTTCTTTTTTTTAGACATTCCGGCTTCGCTCATAGCTATTGCTATTCCTTGCTTTGGATTAGTTACTAACGGTCCTTTTTTAGACCCGCTATGAAGCTCTCCATGAGCAAATTCTTTCATAACCTTTTTGACTTTTGTTTTTTGTTTTTTACTTTCTTTCATTTTTTCTCCCTAAAAAAGGGGGAGAATTACCCCCCCTATTATTATTCTATTTTTAAGACTCTAATTTGTAAGACATCCAATTAATCACATCAGCATTTGCCCCAGCAGGAGAATTAGCACCTCCAGCCAAAAACATATATGGCGTAAACTGACCTGTTCTAAATGGCTGCAAACTAAAGTCGTAGCCAGTTTGAACAAGTGTTACAGGATTAAAGGATGTTTGAGCACCAGCGGGCGCAAATGTAGCAAATAATTGTTTAGTAGGACTATTAGCGGTTAATGGAAATGCAAATGTAGTAAATGCAGAAGAATCTATATCTACAGTTACGTTATAAGCACCAATACTTCCACTTGCCGAAGCGGCATTTACTGCAATAATTGTTCCTGTCAATTGGTTAATTTCTTTCATTCCAAATGAAGGAGGAACACTAAAGTGGATCTTCATTCCTACAGAATAATAGTTAGTTGGATCAATTGTGGTTGATACAACTGCTTGAGTTGCTTGAGAAATATTAGAGATATACATAAATTCCGGTTCAACAGCCGCGAATTTTGAAATTCTGCGAGTGTTACCAGCTGTTGCAGCTGCAAGTCCATTAGCTGTTACGTTAGCCAATCCTAGTAATGTATAACCACTACCACTAACAGTTGAAATCTGAAATACCATTCCGCCAATTGTAAGATCTCCAGTGGTATTATAAATCCGTAAGAAATCCCCTTCAGAATAAGTATTAGTCTGTGAAACAACAGCTGGATTAGCAGCAGTGATTGCAGTAATTGCATTAGCTGCTTGCGCTTCTACAACTGGACTCGAAGTTACATATGTAAATCCGTCACTTGCTGTAGATGTAGAGAAGCTATCAATTAAAATTGCAGAACTTCCAGATTTTTTCCATCTAATACCACTATTTGCAGCTGATGCACCTGCACCAAACTTAGCTCCGAACCATTCTCCGCCAACAACTGCTGTTGGAGAAGCTGTAGCTAATTGAGTAATATTCCATGTTCTAAAATAGTCAGCTGAAGAAGGCAAAGGAATCTTAACTCCTGCTCCTGTTGAGGTGAACGAGCCACCATCTAAAATTGTAAAGGCCATTTTCCCCTCCTTTTAGTTTGATGCAGTTACGTTAAGGCCTGTGATCCAGTTCTGATTTGTAATAGCTCTTGCTATCGCAAATTTCGCGTATAATTGGCTATTTTGCCCAACTGATGAAACAACATAAGGAGGTCTATAACCAAGAATAGATGTGTAACCATTTTGCTCTACTTTTGCAGCCGCTTCAAGGCCAAACATAGGTATTGTATAAACGGTATTCCCAAGTAAAGAAGCTCCAGGAATCTTATTAGCTTTAGAAGATACAAAGAATCTAAAACGGCTAATTGAGCAATATTCTTCCGGTCTTAATCCTTCTTGGTGAGGATATATACTTTTAAGAATAACGTTAGTTACTCCTTGAAGATCTGCTGCCAAATCTGTGCTACAAAGAGCTATAAAGGCATCTCTTGTTGGAGCAGTCCCGAATTTGTCCATCGCTTCATTAGTTGCAAGCATTGTTCTTGCATCATTGCTTAAAAGAATTCTCTCGATGTTGTTTACATCGCCGGCACTAATTCTACTTGGTTGATCTCCTCCACCACCTCCTACAGCATTAATATAAGAAACGCTTGAAGCATAAAGATCGCGCATCAACAAGTCTTCTTTTTCTCTTAGCCACTGGCCAAGCAATGCTGTAAATTTAGTAAGGACTTTGTCGTTTTCGAAGAGCGTGACTTGCTCATTTATTACGACTGTCTTTGCGTAGATTTCAGTTGTTGCATCAATATCTGTACGAACAACAACTTCAGGTGCTGGGTCAATCCCAGATCCGTCTAATTGTCCGCCATCTGTTGATAGTCTTTCATATCTACTCATACGAGTAGTTTTACCGATGTAAGCATCGGCAAAGTGCAGATCACATCCAAAGGAGTGAATAAGATTAAATTGTGGTGTAGAAAGTAGGTCTTCAGAGAACTGCAAGGGCAGCTCTGGAGCCATATTGTCTATATTTGTAATCCCAGTAGCCATTAGGCACCTCGTTTATAATTGTTTGAAAAATTCTATTCGATGGTGAAACGAATTAAAATCAACCAACACTTGCGAAGTGCAATACAGCTTTTGTAGACTAGCGAAGTCTTTTTTTCTGCTAATTTAAAAGTATCTGTAAGTGAAATTTATTTCAATATTTTTATTTAGGGTTAAATATTCTTGTTAAAGATCTTTTTGGAATTCCTAAAATTTCTTGAATTTCTTTGCATTTTATTCCCTTAGAACGAAGTTGGAATGCTTTATTTCTGATTTCTTCTGAATATTTAGGAACGCCATAAAATTCATTAACTTTTTCTTTTGTGCAACTTCTTCTAAAAAAATGATTGATATTGCTAATAGTCAATCCTAAATTTTTTGCTATTTCCTTATATGTCATTCCTTTTTTTCTCATTTCAATAGCTTTATTAGCTATTTCTTGAGAATGTTTTTGATTTCCCCAATAATTATGTCTACTTTTATCGATCATATCTTTAGTATTATCGTTAGCGTTACCTAAAAATAGGTGCTGAGGATTTATACAAGATGGATTATCGCATTTATGAAGAACCCATTTATTTTCTGGAATATCTCCAAAATGGCATAACCAAGATGCTCTATGAGCGGAAATCATTTTTTTATTAAATTTTAAGAGCCTATACCCTAATGATAATTTAGGTTTATAAGTAGATTCAAGACATTCACCATTCCACTTACTTCTATTCAAAAGACGTTTTTTTAAATCAGCATAAGACATACAACCTCCGAAGTTGCTCCGATGATAAATAATATGCCAGGCTATCGGAAGTAGCTTTTCGGGTGCCCCCTAGACATATTGTAAATATGATACTATTTAATGACTTTTCATGTAAAGCCGTTTTACTTTGCTAAAGTCCTTTTATGATTTTCTGCATACGAGCATAATTAGCCGCTCTGGTCGCTGCATCTGTCCTTATTGGGGGATGGTCTCCTGTTTGAGTCATACCACCTTTAGACATTGATTGAGGTTTTGAAAGATTATTTTCAGCTTTTTTACCTTCTTGAAGACTGTTTTTATTAGGAATAAATTTTTTAAGCGCAAGATATATGCCTTCCCATTTTTCATACCCATCTGGCATATATTTGTATCCTCTTGCAACTTCTGGAAAATGAAACTCAAGATAATCTAGATTTTCAGAAGTGCAAACTTGATTAAAGTCTTTAAAATGACTTTGGAGTTTTAAAGGGAACTCTGCTCTATCTCTTTCTACTCTTTGTTTTTCTATTTCTAGTTCTCTTAAATGAAGAGCTTCTCTTACCTTTTTATCAATTTTTTGATCTTCTGATTCTTCCTCTTGATATTCTTCTCTTACTTGAGTCGGTTTATTGACTAAAGCTTCCATTGCAAGTTTCAAAGCGGCTGCTTCTTCTTCTTTTTGCCTAGCATATTTTTCAGCTGCTTCTTTTTGCTTTCTTTCTTCTTCTCTTTGCTGCCTAAATTTTCTCCAATTTATGTCTTGCTCATTCTCGGTTTTTATTTCTTGCGTTTGTTCTTTTTCTTGTGGTATAGCTTCTTCTTTGATTGCTTCAACTTTTATTTCTTCAGTCATATTATAGCCTATGGAAAATGATGTTTTAATTGATGGGCGTAAAATTGCCCAAGATCTTGAAAGGTACAGGAAAATTATGATGTGTCTTCAAGGCGATTCACCTATTCAAGTTCTATGTTTACCTAAACAATTAGAAAATAAACTAATCTTGTCTGGCTGTCTTCGTATCTACGATATGATCGATCTTGATTTTAGTAAAATCAAAGGGATCGGAAAAATCCGAGGTGCATTCCTTCGCTCCTGCCTCAATGAATTTTTGTCTATTAGCGAATAAATATTCCGATTCTGAAAGGTGATTAAAATTATTTTCCTTTCTTATATTTTCCCAGAAATATCCATCATAAAAAGATTTTACCCATCCTTTGGTTTTTTTCCATTTTTCAGATACTGTTGGAGCTAGATACAACTGCTCCATGATATGAAAGTTTGGTAATGACCAAAGTCTTTTTAATTTCTGGGTGACTTTATTATATAAAAAGACTGTCTGTTCTGGTCTTGGAGAGGGTAAATGAAGATAAGCATAATATTTTTTTCTCATTATACCCTTAATTAAGGGGTCTTCCGCTATTTGCAAAATTACAAAATATTCTTCTTCTCCAAATATTCTCTCGTGCCTTTGAGCAGCAATCATCATTTGCTCTACAACATCGTCACAAAGAGCATATCCTAACTCAAGTGGATCATATGTAGAATTATCGCCGGAGGCCAATAATGATTGTTCTCCGACGGTTTTTCTTTTAGTCATGTATCAGTCTCATTCACCATACGATATGTTTTAACGCGATCTTTAGATTGACAAGGATTAAAGTCAGATCCATAAACTTGGTTGTAATGGCTATTGGGAAGCTTTTCATGATACTTAATTTCCCAATGCTGATTTCTCATATCATATGATTTACCTTTTCTTTTGAAATCGGTATCTGATGCATGATCTTTAGGTTTAGCCATAAAACCTCATGAATTTTTCATTGCATGGTTTTTAACATAATCAGCTAATCCTTTATTAGCTGCATGATATTCTTCAGCAGCATTCATTTCGCTACAATAGCGTGTATCGATACAATCATCCATTCTTGAATATGATCTCTCGAAATGTTCTTTTGGCATAGTAGGGCTCTTCATGCCAGTTTTAGGCTCTTTTCTTCCCATATTAAACTCCTATGGTTTGCATTTGATTAGCTGCTGATGCAGCATTATTTTGTTTGATATATTCTGCAAGTTCTAAACTTGCTTTGAAATTGGCAAGATCCATGTCTTCTAATGCAATCATCATCTTAACAGTCTCTAAATCCGCTCTTGTTCGATTATGTTCTGCGTTAGCTTCAATGTCAACAATCTTAGCAGTTTTCTCATGAGCAGATGCTATTAAATCTTTTTCTTTTGCAAGATCGCTTCTAGCCTTAGCAAATTTAGTCATAATATCAGCTTGATCTTTTTGTTGCTGCATTTGAGCTTGTGCTTGTTGTGCCTCATTTTGTTTACTTACTTCTTCTTCCATATCTTTAATCACTTGTTCTTTGTTAGTGATTATAGCCGCTCTTAGGATTGTTTTATTAGAAATTGGAATACCAATTTCTTTGAAATGAAGAAGCTGCTGAAGCTCGGTTTGTCTTTGTGTCGCTGA